GTCTCGTCGTCCCCTTCAGCCAATATTAAAAATTTACCTGACCTTAATACTGCTTGTGCCTCTATATCCGTTAAGTCAACAACCTCCCCATATCCCACTTCTTTATGTGTTAGTGGGGTTTCATAGCCACTTCCTGCTACCAATCTAAGTTTCATAATAATACCTCCTAATAAAAATAGGGTGTGGCAGAATAAACCACCACACCCTATTAGTAACATCAACTCTTACGCATAGTCTGAACCACTTTCACTCACGTTACTGGCGATTACACACATAGCAGCATTCTCGACCTGATAGTCAGAACGATAATGAATAGTGCATTCCCACTTGTCAGAGCGGGGAACCCGATCCCATTCAATCGTGATCTTACGCTGAATAAACCAAATAAGGTTTTTCAACGGGGTCAACCAGATACGGGAAGCATCTGTAACCGCAGTACCATAAGTCATACTCTCAGGCATCTGGGGGCATTCTTCCGTAGCAATGCCCATAGGCTTACGTGCCACAACACCAGTACGAGCAGTGTCACCAGCGGGAGTAGCCCGTTCACCTTCATCCAATTCCCATTTATCGTATACAGCCGTAGGAACAACCCACTTATACATCGGCTTCGATACATTGTATTTAGCCGGAACAGTACGTTTCATCGCATAAAACAGTTTACGCGAAGAAGCCGCACCAGCAGCATCAACAATCTGAGCGGCGGGAACATTATCCGCGAGGATTTTATTCCAACCATCATTAACACCGAGCAGGTTATTAGCACGACTCTATCCATCACCGGTAGTGAGAGACGAATCACCCTGAATAGCCGCATACTCAGTATTATTAGCAATCACTGCCGTAAACTCATTAAGAATAAGATCACGGACGGAATTACCCTGAATATTGTCTTCAACAAAATCAGTAGCCAAATCAAAGGCAGAACGGTACTTCTCAGTATCGTAGTTAACTACGGATTCAGTCGGAGAATCCGTGGTCGGAGTACTAACAGTCGAGGCACCTTCTGTGACGATTTCACCGAGATCAAGTTTATTGATTACGCCGGAAGGATGATTGATACGCTCTACGCGAACATTCTTCAGCAACGTAGTGAAATTGATAACAAGATCAATGAATCTATCCGCCTGTTGTCGATTCAAAATCGAATTAGGCAGATTAGTACCGTTGATCTCCGCTTTTTGCAGGAGTTCCTGCGGGTCTAGTTTAAGCTGACTCATATAAAATATCCTTATTTTTAATTAAAAGGCCACTGTTCACCAAACATAGAATTGGGGTCATTTTCTTTCTTAACTGTCCCCTCACTACGTTCTGGTTCGTTAATAGCACTTTTAGCAATTGTTTGTAGTTGTTTCTCATTGGTATCCTGGGCAAGTGCCAAGTCATCCAACTTCTTTTGCATTCCGGCAAAAAAATCAACAAAATCAGATTCTTTCTTCGTTTCTTCTACTTTTACGTCTTCTTTTACTTTTTCAGCTACTTTTTCCGGTACTTGTTTTTCTTTCATACTCTTAACTTCAACAGTCATATCGCCAATGGATTTATTCAAAGACGTCATAGCTTCAATACAACCTTGAAAAGGAACCATCAAAGTTTCAGCAACGGTCTTAGAAACCTTCTGAGCGATACTATCTGCGAACATTTCAAACTTATCGATATCCTCAGTTGTCTTGGGAGTTTCAACAGGCTCCGGCACAACCTCGGTGTCTTTAACAACCTCATCGGATTTCTTTTCAGTCTCGACCTTTTCCGTAACCTCTTTACTCTTTTCAAGTTCTTTTTCGGTTTTCTTTTTCTTGTTTTCCATATCATATTCTCCCTTATTTAACAAATTAAAAAACTTGTTCAATTCAGATAACTTTATTGAACTTTCCTCAGCTTTCTTTACTTTTACTTGTATACCAGCAGATATTCCCAAACTCAAAAATTCACCCTCATACACATCCTTACTTATATTAACGACGTATCCGCCGTCTTTTTTTTCTATTTTTGTGTAATTCATTCTCTTAGAATCAAGCCAGCTTTTTACCTCGACGTCCGACGCAAAAAACTCAGAATTAAAAAACATTTCATATACGTGCAAAAGTTCATAATCCTCCATCTCAGAATCTTTTGAGACTAGATCAGTGCCATATTGTACGCCCTTTGCTACCTCAAACGTTGCAGCAAAATTATCCGGTACAAAAACAAGAGATGCCTCATGAATATCAATAGCCTTAGTTATGTAGTGGGTAACGTCCCCTATAAGAGTTTTGGCAAAAGATACCATGCCCTTCCAAGAAAACGTATTCAACTCACCACTTTCTACTTGTTCCCACACCTCGTCTATATTAACTCTGGCCTTTGCCCACAAACCCCTCATACCGTGGTACAAATCGGGGCCACGTTCTTTGGAAAAAACATCAATCTGATTTCCGGAATCATTAAAGATTCCCCAGTTCTTTTTATTTTTTATTTCCTTTACAGTCGCGACCTCAACAAACTCGACATTTCCTATAGTATGATCATTACCACTCGCATCTTTCCAAAAAGTATGATTATACATCAACTGGGGATTGACACGGAAGCGTTCTAAATCAAAAGCCTCTGGAGAAATAAAATCCTTAGACCTATCAGAGTTATTTAAAGACACAAAACCTTTAACAACGTGATTAGATGCGGAACTTTTTTCTAAAGCCGCATGAAAATTAAAATAACTTTTTTCCATGTTCTATCCCCAAATAAAAATTAACACTAAATTCCTACTATATAATAACCCCTTTAAATACAAATTCAAACATTTTTATATCTTTTTACTACACCAACGCAAAAAAATTAAAAACCAGTCCAAACATCCAAAACTAAGTTGGGGTCTTCTAAGTCGGGGTGGTTTACGCAACGGCAATTTATGCTTGAAGGATACGAACCCGGATGCATAGCACCATTCTGATACGTAGCGTGTATGCTTATCCACCCCTGTTTTTCATTTAGTATATGATCTCGTCTCACTCTCATATCACCAACAGTTAACCACTTTTTTCTTCTCACCCCGGATCGTGTAAACATATCGTGTCGGGCTGTTCCTATACCTGTCTGAACCTCGGTTTGTACTATTCTGTACGCCTCGGATATTGGAATTCCCGTAGCATATAAAGACTCTATCGTGTCAAATACAGTTTCCCCTTCTACAAAAATTGAATCTGCTATGTAAGTTTGCATATTAACCAACGAAGTATCCGTAGCGTATTCTGCCGATTTATCTATATGATCTGCTATACTTGACAATATCTCCGCACTAGTTAATTCAAATACCAGAGTTTCCCCATCTTTTTTAATCACTTTATTTCTTATATTAAACTGATCTAATGCACTCCCAATTCCCGTTAAATAACTCTCCATATACATACTATATATAACGTCTTTTATATCACTTAGATCAGGCTTAGCCGGTAGTATTGAATTAAATAAATTCTTTACTAATAGTTGATATTTCTTTGTTTGTTTGTGTGTGGGAAAGAACAAGGATGTCTCTGACTTTTTCTGTTCATCAAAATATCCCAAATAATACGCGAAATCGTTTATCACTAAGACATCTAAAACCCTCTTCTGCCAATTATCAAAAGCTGGTTTTACTTGTTCAAAATAACGACGTTCCAGTATCCGGCGATTCTCGCCTAGTATACTTTTTAATATCACTTCGTTGTACACTGTGTCTCCAACCTTTTAAACATAGATTTAACCGTATCCGGGGAAATACCCGCCTCGGTTAAACGCTTCTCAGCATCTTGTTTTAATTTGTCCTCGTCTCTTTTCAACGCCTCTTCATCAGTATATTTTTCAAGCTCATCAATAAACATGATTAGACCACTCGGGGTTAAGATAAAAGCCCTATTACCACCAGGTAATGGAGGCCCTATCCTACACTTTTCACGAACCTCATTTATTGTGGTACACCCCAACACCAAAAATGCTACAGAATTCTCACGTTGTTTAGTATCATCAGTAATATCAAACTCATTAAATTCTATGCCAACATACTGAACCCCCAGCCCTAAACGAAATAATTTATTCAAGGCCCTTTGCCAACGTGCCTGTGAAGGACTCACTACCCTATCTTTATAATTCTCTTGCTGCGCCGTACCTTTTCCAGAACCAAGATTAGCCGCATCAGCTATACCAATAATGGCCGGACTAACCCCGTGAGATACCATAATTGCTTGCTGATTATTCTTTCTGGTAGTTTGGTAAGACCCTTCTTTAGTCTCGGTTGATAATGGTTGAAACTTTACATCCACATCACCCCCAGCCGCCGGTATTGGTATAACGAGGGTCTTATGGGCGTTGCCCTTTATTTCATGTGAAAAATAATGCTGAATGAGCTTCTTTATTTCCGGAGTCAGTCCAGCCCCTTTATAATAACTGCGTATTGAGGTACTGTGTTATGATCGAAAAACTGTAAGAAAAACTCTTGTATATTCAAATTACCTATGATAGAACCCAACGCCGGAATAAAATCTGGAATACCATAATAAATAGACTCAGGGTGGGCCTTGGCTATGAAAAGAATCTCATTCGCTGATCCAGCTAAACTATCCGTCTTTTTATTTAGGTCTTCTTTTCTCCTTAAATTCCACGCACCTTCTGATACTGTTCCCCCGTCTTTCATAACATCAAACATAGAAGGCTTACCATCTAAATCCTTAAATCGCGTACTAAGTACTTTTTGACCCAACGGCAAATAATACTTCTTCTTATCTGTGTTTGGGTCTATCTCAACATAACCCGTCCAACCCCTCAGAACCCTCACACGTTTGGCTGGTATATGATATAGTCTGGCTATTTCTTTTTCCCGGTTTCTAACTACCTCGAACGCGCACCACCCAATACTCTCATAATCCAGACAAGCCTTCTCCAAAACATCTTCAAAACACCCTACATTAGTACTGCTTCTAATAAAA